AGCAGCTTGGTCTGTAGTATCCGCAGTTAGTTTTTTGTGAAAAAACTCATAGTCTGCACTAGCAGAAGAATCATTTACATACCCTTCCGTTAACACAACACCACTGTGTTGATTAGTTACACTAATACTTTTTATAATTGCAACAGAACTAGCATCAATCGTTAATATCGTAGTTAAATTAGTAGTAGTTAAATCAAAACCTTGATTTTTATAAAGATTAGCCATTAGCTTAGAAACCACTCCATTCTTATTATTTGTTGTTTCAAAGATTCTTGATAACCAAAGTTTAACTCATTCTTTAAAGTATTCAACCCTTCATTAAGTTGTCTTTGATTAGAAACCTCATACTCTTCTGTTGGTTCTGGTATCACTGCTGATATTAATGCCATTATCTTCTTCCTCCCGCATGGATATCTAATCTTAATGTACCATAACGCCAAGCCTCATCTAAATTTTCATTCTCAATTTTTAAACTTACCTGTCTTCCTCTAACCCTAGTACTTATAAAATTGGTAGTGGTTGTAATAGTAAAAGGACCAGTAACCAAAGGTCCATTCGCATCGCTTTGACTCGATTGAGCTGGGTAATCTCTAAAGAATAAAGTTATTTTTGCGTTGCCTTCTAAATTTTTAAAATCAGGAATAAATCTAGATACTCGCATAATATATTCCCCATCTCCAGCTAGACCTTGTTCCGAGATATCATAATCTCCCGATAGAATATAAGAACTAATAGCGGTAGTTGCTCCCACTGAATCTACTTCATTATTCCCTGTTTCTTGAGCCCAGTATTGAGAAGAACCATACCTATTGGTTACCCCTTGAACCTCTGGAAAAGAAGGAGTTCCTGTAGTAGTAAATTCTGTTGCATAAGGCAGATTATAGGTATCACTATCTGCATACGTAGTTCTAGCTAGGGAACCGGTTGTCCAACTTTGTTCCATAAAATTAAACACAACATTTCTATTAATTTGTTGAGAAGCATCCGAGGCATAAAACCAACCTACTTCATTATATAAAGTATTGTGATAAGCATAGGTAATTTGACTTGCATCATAATTAATTCCTAGTCCTCCCCCTTGAGTGGTAAATACAAAATCTTCTACTAAGGAAGGTAATTGTTTTACCGTTCCATCATACATAAAGAATCCACCACCAAATCCCATCCAATAAACAGCGCCTTGTGCAAAGACGGCAGCGTGTTGTCCTAAACATCCGCAATTAGAACCTACTTGTCGTAAAGAAAAAGTATAAGGTGGTCCTACGAATTGCATCACATAAGCTGCTTGATCCGTGAGTACTAGGACATAATCTTTTCCTTGTACCGCTGTTACAATTTCATTTCCTTGGTCTAGTAAAAAAGTTCCTGCCGTATTGGTTGCCGTAGGGTTCCAAGTATTAATATCTTCTTGACTAGAAAAACGTACAAACATTCTATTTTGAGTAGTAGGATCTCCTACGGTATCTTCGGTTCCCATTAAAAATAAATGTCTATCTCTATCCGATACCAAACTCATTAATGATTTAGTAGGAGCATTGGCTACGATAGCTGCTCTAGTCGTTAATGCATCCGGGTCTCCTTCTAAAGGAGTCCAAGTATAAGTGGCACCATTCCTTACGGTTGCAACTAGTAGCTGTCCATAATTGTCCAGGGACCAGGAACCCGGATCTAATACCACCGTAGAAGAAGATCTTGCTGTTCCCCATGCCTCTAAACCATATCCACCTGTTCCCCATCCATAAGCGGGAGTTTCAAATACAGGACCAATAGTTATGTAAGGAGTAACCGTTGCAGAACCTTGTGCAGACATACCAGAACCTGATTCGGTAGTAGACATAGTAATAGTAAAATCATCATCATCTGCGGAAGTAACTTCATAAGTATTGTTAGTAAATTGACCAGCTGAAAAACCTGTTTCACCACTAGTAGGTAAGGTAACACTAGTAAAAATAATATAAGAACCATCCGCAACTCCATGAGCTACTTTATTAACCGTTACTGTGGTGGATCCCGTAGTAGAACTAAAAGTAAAACCGGTGATAGGAGTAGCTAAAGGAGTAATATCATAAAAAGCTCCTTCATAATAAACTCCCAATACTTTAGAAGTTCCTAATGCTGCGTATCTAACACCATTTAAATCTGTCCAGGTATGTTGATCTCTGACCGGTCCTGCTATGGTGTTAGAAACTAATTCCTCCCAACCACCTATTTTTTCAGGTTGTCCATAACGAAAACGAACATTGTCTCCATCTATCCACTGGCCTTCGGCACCGGTAGCTGTCTGTTGTTTGTTAAAACCTGGTTTAAATTGAATCTTTTGTAAAGGCATAGTTATCCATATAAATAAAGTGCTAGAATAGATTGGTGTGGTGGAAATCTATCCTAGCGTGGGGAAACTATATCACTTTTTAAACCAAGCGGGAAGGCCTAAATGAGCTCTTTTGTCAAATCTATTGTTTTCTGAGCCATCTATACAAGTTTATACTAAATTAAACCAACCAGTTGCTATATATTTTTTTTGAGTAGGAGAAGGAATACCCCTGTGTGTATGAGTAAAATCAGAAGGCCATATTACAGAGAGTCCTTTTTTTGGTTTTATTTTAATGTTTTGATAAAGCCACTCTGTTTCACCTAAATCAGTAACATCATTTAAATAAGTCATAAAAACTAAAAATCTAGATATCACATATCCTTGATTTAGTCTTCTTTCGCAATGCCATTTTTTAAAACCCCCACCGGGAGGATAGTATTGAATATTAAATTCTTCTCTTGTACGACATGCAAAACCTTCATTTAATATGGGATATTTTGTATAATATTCATCTAAACCTTTATTTAGTTCAGTATAATAAGACTTTATAATTTTATCATTAGATTGAGGATATACTGAAACGTCAATAGAATCTTTAAAATTTTTATCTACTTGTCCAGTGTTAATAGTTCCTTGTTTTTTATATTCTGTGTTATTTGTATGATAATTTATTAATTCATCACAAATATTATTATCAATGTTAAATTGATAAATAAAATTTTCCATTATTTTCTAAAATGAGAAGGTAGCCCTAAAAATTCTCTTGTATCATAGATATTTGTATCAGAATTTTTAGTATCTATATTATTATAGTGTAAAAAAACTTGACCACAATTTTCTCCATCAAAAGCATTTCTCCAATGTTCTAATAAATTTCCTCTATAAACTAACATGTCTCCTGGCTCTAAATTTATTTCAAGGCCATCAGATTCTGAAGGCATATATTTTCCTTCTTTATTAAAAGTTCCTAAATTTTCATTTGGTTCTAAAAATATAGGCCACTTGTCTCCTCCTAAATTTAATGTTGTAGATATCTCACAACTAAATCTATCTTTATGTTTTTCTAATACATCCCCTTTTTTATATATCCTTGCATAAGAATAATTACAATTTAATTTTAAATTAGTTTTTTCTTCCATTAATGGTTTTAATTTTTGCAATAATGTTTCCATTGCAACATCTCCATAATGAGAATAAGTTTCTGGAACTTGATGGTCATTCCAAACTCCCCAATAAGTAGTAAATGGAGCAATGTATTTAAGGTCAAATAATTTTCTGGCTACTTGTCTTTTCATTATAAAATAACTATAAACAAAATCAGTGAGTTCTTTTGAAATTGCATTTTTAACTACAAAGTATTTATTTTTTTCAAAACTCATTTTTTATTTCCTCTCTTATTTTAGTTGCAGATATTTTCTGTATCTTTTCGGGTAGAACAATTTCTTCAATTTTATATCCTACTCCTCTTCCATAACATATATTTGTAATATTAGGAACTTTTATGATATCAAATTTATCTTTAAAATTAACTAAAGCTTGTTCTATTATTTTTTTCACTGTCTCAAAATCAAAAGGATTACTATCATCTCTTGGTGTATCCCTAACCATAATAATAACTTGACCTGTTTTTTCTAAAGTTCGTTCAAATAACATTTGATGACCTTGGTGCCAAGGTTGCCACCTACCTAACATCATAGCAGTTGGTTTATTGTAATCGATCACGTAACTCCTTTATAATATGGTCATACTTAAAATTAGTTATTTCATAATCTACTAATTCAGGTTTCTCAAATATTTTATTAGTGTCTTTAAATCTACCTGATTCAATAGTGTTCATCCAAATAGTAATGTCATAATCCTTTCTGTACAAATTATAAGGACAAACAAAATCTACTACGCAAAGCTTATTTGCAATAGTACATAAATCAACCATTCTTGTTACTTGTCTTATTCTACCAACCTGAGAAAAATCCCAATCTTTAAACATACCTCTTATCTCATCTGCATTAAAATGAGGCATGTCTGTTTCTGCTGTTAACTGCTTTGCAAAAGTAGTCTTACCAGATCCAGGTAATCCAAATACTAAAATTTTCATATTACTCTTTTGATGTTAAGTCTTATAATTAAGTTCTTTTCTTATTTGTTTATCAAAATTTTTATATTTTTCTATTACTCCCAATGGTAAAATTTTTAAAAAATCATCTTTTGTTTTTTTAATAAAATTAGTTTCAATTGTATGAAAATCAACACCTAAATAGCTATCATCATATTTAACTCCATTTAACTCAAATTGTTTGATTTTTGTGTAATCTGGTCGTATATATGGAATATTTATATAACCACATATTTTTTGTATTGTTTTTGAAAAATCTTTTATTAAATCATCATACGTTATAAGTAAATATTCTTTTTTACTTTTTAAAATATTTCTTATAGAATTTAAATTTTCAGTCACTAAAGTATCCTTCATCATAAGCTCGTCACAGTAATAATGCACATCTTCTGGTTTATGTATTTTAACAAAAGAAGCAAGTATTTCTAATATAGGCCTGTAAAGAATAATATACTTTTTACCTTTAATAGGAAGTCTATCAATTATCTTCCAGTAATGCCCCCACGATGCACGATCAATTATATTTTCACAGTTATAATGAGCATAATAATTTTCAAAAATATTATCTACTATATTATCAAGACCTTTAAAATCTGGAAAATTAATAAATCTTTCATGTTTTTTCATATTTATAACAGAATCTATTAAAACAGGTAATAGACTATGTGGAGATATTTTAACATTAGGGTTTTGATTCAAAACACTAGATAAAATAGTGTTTCCAGACCTCGGCATCCCCGTTAAGAAATAGATATTCATTATTTAAAAGGAAGACCTAATTGCCAAAGTACTAAAGAATATCTGGTCCCTTCTGTAACTGCTTTAACTCTATGCCATATAAAACTAGGGAATACTACAATAGAACCTCTTGGCAGTATCTCTTTACATTCTTTAGTTTCTATTTTTTGTTTATCTCCATTTAAAGTAGAAAATTCTAGTTGTCCTCCTTTATAATCTTTGGGAGCGGATAAAGAACAAGTTACTGATAATTTTCTACATTTTCCAATAAACTCTGGCTGTACGAGTTCTGTATATGGTTTATCCCAAGCATCTTGATGCCACTCATAATATTGATTTAATTTGTATTTTGTAAATTGACAAGCTTCTGCGTAATCCCATTGAAAATTCCAACCTGCGTTTTTATTGGCTGTATGAACAAAAGGATGAACCATATCATATATCCATCTATCACTGAGCCATGTTATATTGGAATTTCTTTTTTTTAGTAAATTTTTTTTCTCTTCTTCAGTTAAAGGGTTTTGCTCTATATCTCTAGGTTTACCTTGATCTTTTCCAATACCCCCTGTAA